TCGACTTCCTTGACCAGTTTTTGAGTCAGGGAGCCCAGTTTGGATTGCTTTTTAAGGTCTGCGAAAGACATTTAGATACCTCGGATAGGTTGGATTGTTTGGATTTGCTTGGATAGTATAACAGGGAATCCATCAGGCGTCAACGTATTTTCTGAGTGCCTCGATGGTTGCATTCATACTACTGAACAGCATAGTCATGTCAGTCTCAGGTGGGAAACCCATCATTGCAACTGACTTACGAAGGTTCTCTTTCATTTCGACCGCTTTGGGATCGTCTGAAAGGGACAACCTAGTATACATCACTCTTTGCTTTTCTAGCAAGTCTGTGAGGATATTAATATGTTCCAGTTTTTCTTCTTTGGACATTACACCAAAACCAAAGAGAGAACCATAGATTTTCTCTTGGAGATTATTAATTTCAGTTAGTTCCTCCTGAATAATTTCGGAGTCAAAAAAATCACTCATTTACTATTGACCTTAGAAGTTTTTTGTAATTGAATACATCAATATTTATGAAGGGTCCATATTTTTTCAATTTCAAACTGACGGTTTCCCACACGGGATCACTCAACTTCTTATCAAAGTTTTTAGAAAAATGGAAGATTTTGTCGTAGATGACGAAGTTTTCTAGAGATAATCTCCCGCTTAGATACTCTTTCAGAAGGATAGGATGGCCTTTGGAACAGTCGAACAGTTTCGAGAATTCGTTCCCCGAGAACAACTCGTTGCTTTGTTCTTTGAACAAGTAAGTCGAACTCTGTCTCCTTCTTTTCCATTCGGCGTAAGTCCTTTCGCCAGAATTGATAATTTCTCCAATCCATAGGTTCTGTGGGTTATCAGCGGCAGAAAAATTAGATACCAAAAAATCAACGACCTCTTCATCAGAGTATTTGCGAGAGGTCTTCTCGAACCA